TATGCGCTTATCTAGATTGCGCTTTGCCTGCGGTGATAGAGCTACCTTGATCATGCGGCCTCTTCTGCTCTAGTCAATCCAAGCCTAACGAATCGATGCTTCATGCGGTCATCTTCTATCGATTGAATTTGATATGTAGTCACTACTGCGCCGTCAGTAATCTGCACAATCATTCCATTTTTTAAGCCTGGATACCAAGGGGCTTTTATGTACGTCATCTCAACGACAGATTTGCCCATGTTGTTTACTTTGTCATTTCGCTCTGCACTTTCAACATGAACTATCGGCGTATATAAAAGCGTAGTAGCGCCGATTATTTTCTGTCCAAGTGTGTCAAACGTATTGACAGCGACGCTTGATATAGCAGCCTTTACTCGCATCATGCCCATCGGTATCAAATGAGCGCCCCAGTCCGATGGCGCGCGACCAACATCTGCCAGCCCTTCATATCTGGCGGTGATGGATCATCGCCGCGATATGAGTAAAAGTATCCTACACGAAGTAAAAGCGCTTGTTTAATTTCTGCGTTGAATGCTGTAGTCAGCGTGAACCCAAATGAAAGCGGATAGGTGTAGTTGACGTTGTTAATGAGCGAAGCGCCAACAACATAAGCAGCTGCGCCGTCAAGTTTCACCCATGCTTCTGTAGGTGTGATCGGTGAGCCTGGCAAGGCGTCTGTAGTAAATGTTGGCTGTATTGTCGTATCTACTGGATTAAAGTATGGACGGAATACGCCGTCATCTGGCGCTACTAAATAACGCTGGGCAGGGGTCGCAGTAATAAACCCCTGCCCAATGTTCTGATGTGTGACTTCTTCCCATTCGATACAAACAGCTTGAACTAATGATGCGATATATGAATCATCTTCGGTATGGTAAACCCGAAGATGGCTCTTTGCATCTGCTGTAGTAATGAGAATCGGCATAGATCACGTCTTAAACAAGGAAACCATTGCATTTCGATCCATGATTGCACCGTAAGCGCGCGTCGATGACAAGAATTGTGTTTGTCCAGCGTTCGCAAAGGTGTACGGATCGGCCATAAACGGAACAGCGTTTTGTTCGACAATTCGATATCCACGCTGAATGTCGCCGAACACTCCATAGGCGACAGTAGTAGCTGCTGATGTTGGTAGATTGTTCGACAAGTAAACTGGATACCCAAGGAAATTCAGACCTGCACCATCGCGAGCTACTGAATATCCCGCACTCTGTCCAAATACTGGCAGAGTTGAAGAAGCCGCCGCAATAGTCGAAGCCCATACAGCATTTGGCAAAAGCCAAGAAGCATTCTTCAAGTATGGAGTCTTCAAACCTGTACCGTAAACAACTGAAGTAGCTTCAGCCATTGTAATACCAGTTCCTGCGGTATATGGTGCTGCTGTCGTCTTGCTCAGAACATTTGATGTACCTGATGTGGTGTAATCGTAAATCGGCTGAGCGAATGCGACATATGCCACGTTTGAATATGCAAGATCACGATTTGCCGCGTGCAGTTCTGCGTGTTGCCGAATTGTGTCGGACGCAACATCCCAAGTAAGATCTGTGAGCGCTTCATTAGCGACTAGGGTATAAAAACCCATTTTTGTCATTGTGAAAGTGACTTTTTGAGCTGTTGGCGCTTTTTCGATGAACGCACCAGATGTAGCAACTACTGAAGTTTCCGCTGCAAATTGTGCAGTTTGACGATAGAAAACAAGCGGGGCGCCGCTGTCTGTCGTTACAACGCTAGCAAGATTTCTAACAACGCTGTCACGATTGACATACTCAGTAAAAATTGAGCTTGCGATGTCAGTAGCGCCGCCAAGGGTCGCAACTGTGGTATTTGCGCGGACTTCGAATTTGTTATCTGAGCGAAAGCCGCCAGAAATCCAGTCTCTAAATTCAGACTTTAAAGCTTGTGTTGGGCGTCCTGTTTCTGCGTGTGAAGTAATGCCGCCTGCGTCGAGACGATCACGCAAACCTACGCGACGGATTTCGCTGTCCATGCCTTCAAGATCTTCCAACATCTGCGAAGCGCGTAATTCATTTTCGCTAGTAAGTTTGGTAGTTCCATTAGTGAGATTGTCAATTTCTGTGCTAAGTGCCTTACGTTTTTCGTACATTTCAGATAGTTTCATAATTTTCTCCAATTTTTGATGCGTAGCGCATTGCGCTGGGTGATGAATGAGTGAGAACGAGAGAGCGCGCGCGCATCAGCATTTGTTTGCGGATACGCAGCACGTTCAACGAGTGAAATTTCTGCTAGGTCGACGTCGAGAAGTGTTCGTAGATCGCCGTCGAATTTGTCTTCTCGCACTGTGAAGCCGAACGACATCTGCCGCACCATGCCACGCCGCAAGAGTTCCATAGCGTCTCTGCCTAGCGTCGTGTCTGCTAACAACGCGTCGAAGATCAAGCCTTCTTCGTCTGTTCGCATATTGAGCGAGCCGCTCAGAGTTGTTGCTAGCGGCTGGCTGCTGTCATGCTGCCAGTACAAAGAAATATCTGGATCATTCAGCGAGTTATTAAATGCAGCGGGGTCGATCTGCTCGCGCATCTGGCGGCCGCGAATCATTAGCGGCAGCGATGGAACATTGAAGCGAGCTGCATAGCCGCCTACTTTCATGCTGTCTTTATCACCTGGCTCTAGAGCGATATCTACCGTGCGATATTCAATCATTCGATATCTCCTGTTGGTTTGGTCGAGTCTGGCGCTGTGGACGGGGCAGCTGCTGGGGTGAGCTGTTGCTCGCCGCCATCGACATACGCCAGACCCAACATTTCACGCGCGTCGTTTAACGTCAACGCGCCAGTAGTCGCTAGATCTTTTAGCGATGCTGCGATGTCGCGCATATTGCCGCGCATCAAGTCGCCTACTTCAAATTTGAGTTTTACGCCTTGCGGTAAAATTTTCGAGCTGAGCGAAGTAGCGAAGCGGTCAGCCCATCCCGCTACCGTTCCCTCTACGTACTGGCGCTGCATTTCGATTTGCGAACTAAGCGCGCCTGCGTCGCTTTGGTAAAGCATCTGCGGCGGTATTCCAAGCGCCCGCGAGATTTCCATGATCTGGAATTTTCGATCTTCAAGTAAACCAGGCAGCGCACCATCGCCAACACGCTCGACGCGTACGCCTTCATCGAGGACTAGCGGCCTAGTCGCGCCCTCTGGCGTAATATGTTTACTGATATACCCGCTGATTAAATCGAGCTTGGCAGTTGTCGAGAGCGTGCCAGGGTGAGTAATCGAGATCTTGCCAACGCGCCCAGACTCAGCAAGTGATGTAGCTACGCGCTCTTGAAGTATCGACAGCGACAAAGCAGACGCGCATCGCACTAGTGGACTAACGCAGCTGTAGGGATTCTGCATACTCCCTGTCCCTGCCATGAGCTGAACTATGTTGTATGGGTCGATCTGCTGACCATCCATCAAGAAGCGAGGTTCGAAGCCAAACCAGATGACTGCTATGCGCCCTGGTAACAGCGGCCACAGAGCGATGGCGTCGCCGCGATTGTCGCGCTGAATAAACGAATAGCCGCAGCCATTGGTTATGGCACTAGCCACCATCCAAGCCCGCCAAGCGTGTCCGCTCTGGTATGTATTCGCTTCGCCAGTCAGTAAAGTGCTAGCGGGGCATTCGACGTAACTGCCATCGGCGCGGCAGCACTCAATACCCATTCGCCCAATGTCAGTACCTAGCAGATTGATTGCACGAAGTACGGCGGGTATGTTATTTCTAGCGTCTGTAGTCGCTGAGAAAGTGCCGCCAATATCCGTCAAATATGATGACGTAGCAGTATTATTTCCAAACCATCCAGTAAGGCGGCTGAATACACTCACGCCCGCAACTTATTTCACTCAAAAACTTGTCAAGTAAATTGCGAAAATTTATTTGGTAGACTCAAATCAATTGCAGATTGGTCACTGTCGCCGCAAGGCGATATACCGCAGGCTTACATAAAACCTAAGCGCTGAGACCCTCATGGGGTCGCAAAGACTTGCTAGGCGCAATCAAATGCGACTAGCAAGATTTTTTTTACTATGGCATATTCAATAGTGGGGGATCAGATTACTACGCCGCCAGGCGTCTCATATGACGAAACGCGCGCCACGTTAAACCGCTCGCACAGCATCGCAGCCATGCAGGACGCTATAACGGCGTCGATATTCCCAGAGCTGCGCCCCTTTACTGGTCGAACATTGCCAGCGTTGTCTTGAATAGTTCGGGTCGCGCCTAGGCACGCCCGCAGTACTGGGTCTTTCTGGTGGGTAATACTTCTGCCGCGTATACCGTCCGTCCAGAGCGCCCATGCTGGCCCCATAGTTCGGATGCCTTGCTCTACTGCCGTAACTGTGATACCGCGGCGCCGCCAGTCGATCAGCGCCGATTCCTGATGCGCTAGGGGATCTACGCCTACATGACGTACAGAATAAGTAGCGCTGAGATCCAGTACAGCCGCTTCAATAACGTGCATATCGTGAATCTCGCCGCTCATCTGGCGTAAATGTCCCTCGGCTACCCATTGCCTAAGCGGTTGGTGGCAGCGCTTTTCATCGCCGATGATGTCTTGTCCTGCCCACCAGTGAATCAATTTGTATCGGTAGCGCTCTGCCTTGACGTCGAATACTGCTAAACAGAGGCTAGATAGGTTCGCATGGTCGCCCAGCTGTGCGCCGCGTGCTAAGTCAATCGCTATAACAGCAGGGGCGCCGCGCAATGATTCCCAGTCAATTACTTCTAGCATCTGCCTGTCCAATATCGAAAGATCCATAGCGCCGCTCAGGCGGTCATTATGCCTAGCGAGAATCTGCATATCACATTCTGCGACTTGCTCAGGATCATGCGTCCCCATCATCGCCTCAATAGATGCTTTCATGTTCGCCGCCTGAACTGTGACGCCTAGCGATGGCTGCGCCTTAATCCAATTGTCCTCATCAAGTGCATCATCCTCAGAATCCAAGCCGAACAGCATTCCACGCCATCCAGCAGGACACTCAGCGCCTTGTACGTAGTGCGCCTGCAATGCTGACCAATACGGCCAGATAGATCTAGTGCGCTGTCGAGCGTCTGGCGTCGATATGCAGAGCATCTGGCTAGCAAGGTCTTTGCTGAGTCCTGTGACTACTCTCCCGAAGCCCTTTTCCATGCGAGCCACCTCGTCAGCCACTATAAGCCTCGCAGAGATGCCATCCATAGCAGACTCTGTGCAGGGCAGGGCACGCATCACAGAGC